TCAACGATAGGAGCCGAGCGCGATGTGTCGTCTTGGTTTTTAATGATCTGACCACGCACTGATTCTTCGGAAGCAGTACCGGAAGGCGTAACACCACGAATCCCGAAGATGTTCTGAATCTCTAAACGTTTATCTTGAATATCCTCGACGATATACGCTGGTAACGCAGGAGCTTGAAATCGCTGCACAACCTTTGTAATGTCGTCACCTGGTGCCCTGATAGCTCCACCACGTTTTAACGCAGCTACGGCTTGTGTAGCTTGATCCTGATCCATCTTGTTAGAGAATACCCAACCGTTATTTGAATCGTCGGCATTCTTGTCGATCTGTTTGGTGCGCTTGTTTAACAAGTCTTGCATCGAGATTGATTGTTCAATGAACGAAGTGAAGTCAAACGGTCGCTCACCATCATTGAAGAACCACATGAAGCTAAATGGCATTTCAGGATGAATGAAATGGTTAGCTCCAAGAACTTGTTGTGTCTCGCCAGTCTCCTCTCCATCATCACCTTTAATTGGTTCATCGTAACCATAATTCCAGTGAGGATTCTTATTCTTATCCAAGATATGCCCGCGCATCTCCCAAAAGACATATTCAGAAGTCCACCACTCACGAAAGCCTAGTACGGTACCTAATTTTCCACCGCATGCACGTGTGAGCCATTCCTTCTGCTCTGGGAAACGCACGATCAGGTTTTCACCTGAATCAAACACGTATTGACCGATGTAACGACCTGTAAACTTGCCACCATCAAACGTTCCTTTAGGATCAATAATAAGTTTCTTTGGATCAACCTTTTCAACGTTGATTGATAAAGTCTTTTGATTCCACGTAACTTTTAGCACTCCGAGTAAGTCAATCAACCAGTCTCGCACCGCGGACCGGACTTTAACGCGTAAATGTACTTTGTCTGATACGTCTTCAAGACTACGACCTACAGCGTCGGCTAAAGCAATACCTGTATCTGTATCATCAGTCTCTACGTTTGGTTCAGGGTCTTCACGGGCTACCATCGGTAACAACGTTTCAACGGCTTGGAAGATTGCGTTATCTACAATTCCATACCCATCACCATTGCCTGTGTGACCATTGCTCATTCCGTAATGTTCACCTTTGTAGTATTTGAAGTTCCTTGAAGAACGCATCTTTACTTCCGCGTAGTAACCAGCAAACTCAGAAGTCCATGTAGAAGTGAGTGTTGATAACTCCTCGTCAGTCATCTCCAAACTAAGAACATCCTCGGGTGAGGTGATGCGCCCTTCTGTTTGGTTATCAATAGCTTTCTTTGTTTTGTTGAAAGGTGCGAAAAGACCACCCACTTGGTCAATAATGCCCTTAAGTGCAGGGTTGATTCCACCTGTCTCTGATCGTTTGCGACCGATGCCTGAAGCCATACAAAAAAGGCGACAAAGAATGAATCTTGTCGCCCCTCTCGTTACAAGCTAGGGCTTTCTAGCTAGAATTAAACACTAAACTTTTGGATGTGTCAAATATAAATGTTTCTCGCATTTAGAATAGTTACCCAAATCATCAAAGTGAGCGACAAAACTTCCCTGTGTCATATCAAATAATCCGTCCTGCGCGAAAGCAATGATCTTATCAAAATGCATATCACAATAAGCGTGAAATGCTTCTGAACTAGATGTCACGCCAATCCCTGTCCCGTTCAGGACGACGGTTATTGATCCCAACCCAAGAGGTTTTTCCATCATAAGATGTTATTGGCGCTTGAGGGATTGAATTCCAATCAAACGCATTAGGATCAACAAAGTTTCCGCCGTCTTTGAATCCAAACTTGTCCATTCCCACGCGAAAATAGACGAGTGCGTGGACGAGGTGATCTGGCCCGTTTCGTTGCCATACATATTGCTTTACACCTAACTTATCCTCTTCTTCTGTTCGGTAAATGTTAGCAAAGTGCAGCCAAACTTGTTGCCAGTCCTCTCGTGTGCCGTAGATCGGAATGCGCTTGGCACTAAACTCATCAATCAACATCTGAATCGTCCTGTTGCGGTCTACAACTACTTTGCCGTACTCGCTTCCTTCTCCCCATTGAATGAGCTGTTGGGTTTTTCTGTCTCGCCTGTAGTAAGTGAGAAACACGCGGCCATTATATCGCTCTTGCAACTCTCTAATGCCGATAAGGTCGCCTCCCTGATCGCTAACCAGGATAGATTTAGGCCAGCGTTTGAGGAGCCGTTCAAGCTCATCATAAGACTCGCAAGATCCCCAATGGAACACTCCGTCTTTATTTCCACAGACGTACCAAATTGGGAGTCCGGTATCAACACCAATAACAACGGGATCTTCTTCGGTGTGTTGCTCATAATCCTTAAGGTTTTGGAAAAGCTTATCCTCAGTCATCTTGCTGCCGCTTCCAACGAACGGTTGGCCTAAGACGAAGTTGCTAAAATTCTCGGCTGTCATCGTCCTGTGGGCTTCAATGATCTCTGCCGCACTTACCGAAGGAACCATGAGCTGGCTGATCCAGTAACCACTATATTTTGGCTTTACTTCAAATTTTCTGGCATGCCACTCTCCGTGACGTCTATCGTTATCTGATATTTCTTGCCCACAAGCTGCACATATAAATCTTTTCTGTTGTTGATCCACGTTATTTGGCCATTGAAGAAACTGTTGCTTTTTGCAAAATCCACAAGTAACAAACCAATGCTTTTGATCGCTTTCCTGCCAGAATCTATGAACTCCGTTTCCTTCAAAAGAAGGGTTACTAAATCGCCATTGCCACTTCTTTTTCGAGTGTTGGAGGCGCGAGACATATTGGTCAATTACGGGTTGATTAGACCGATCTTCTTCATCGTGAATGTTTAGATCGCTTGAGAATGATAGGGCTGCGCGTTCAGTCCAGGTACCACGCAAGTAGACTGTATTTTGTCCTATACGCTTCTGTTCAACACTGTCCTTATCTCCGCTTATCCAACTCTGTAAAACAGGATTTTCATTGACAATAGGATCGAGTTTACCGCTCACCAGATCATGCGCATCAGTAACTGTAGGCATTGTATATACTGCGTTGATTCCAAAGTTCTTTACTGCCCACAACATCTTGAGAAGAAACGTTGTCGTCTTACCACACTGGGCAGCTGCTAGAACAACTTGGAAGGGTGACCAGTCTTTCAGGATGTCCCAAAGATAAGGGTGTTCATTTAGATCAAAAGGCTTACCATTCTCTGTCTTGATTTGGTTTGAGTTTATCCAGGCGATAATACTTTGATTTTCAGCATCTTTGAGATTCATTGGCTCATCATCTCATTACGTCTCTTAATAGTTGAGCGTTTAGGATCGAAATTCGGATTGTTTATTGCATGCTGAAACTTCTCATGCGTACCAATCTCCCAATCAGCATGTCGTGTTTCCTTCTCAATCCTGCGCTCATGCTCTTGTTCTGCCTTAGTCTTCACACCATAGCCGTAAATCATTCGATAGATTGGTTCTGTTAGACCTTGTGGCTGACAGAAGCTCCTCAAATGTGAACGCCAGTAGCGAGACTTCCAACCTCGTGCCTTGTTAATGTCGTCGAGCAAGAAACTATCCTTGTGACCACAATAAATACATACCTCAAGTTGCTCACGTTGGTTGCTGTGGCGAACTCGAAACATGTGTAACTTCGCCGACCGGCAACGCGCTTCCTGTGGGACTAACATAATTAGGATCAACAGGTGTTGAGTTAAAAATGTGCTCACCAATCGTTTCTTCCGGTGGTGGTTCTACAATCGTAAACTTATCGGAACTCAAAGTACGATCCGTTAAATGAGCAATCGCGTGTTCGACAGCTTTACTGGCTACTTTACCAACCGTTGTCTCAGTATTTCTGTGCCACGTCTCACCAACAAGAATACCCGTAATGAATCCTAAGATTGCGGTTGCGGCGGGGGTGAGCCAATCCATATTATTCAATTCCAAACGCTTTGCTCATCTCTGCGATGAACGGACGTGGATTAACAGGAGTACGTGACTTAACACCATCGACAACAGTCTCTTGGGTGAAGTCGTTGAATACTTCTGCTCCTAGCTTTTCAACGAAGCTCTTAACAAGATCATATTTATCATCAGCTAACTCGACGGAAGCTTTGGCCTTCTCTTCTGTGAATTCAGCGTTGATCTCTGATTGAAACTGTTCAAGCTGTTCAGTGGTGTATTTCTCACCGTCGGCTAAGACATGGTCCGCGTCCCATTTCGTTTTGAATTCGTACATTGATTCCACAAGGTCTTTACTCTTGGTTTGAGCAGCAAACATCAACTCATCACCAATCTTGTCTAAACGATTGATAGAACGCACAGCATCTCCCCCTAAGACGGCTACTTTGCGCGTATCAAATGATTTTACAGCTTGTCCTAGAACACTTAATGAATTGGCGGTCAATGAGATTGTTTTCATATTATTTTATGCTTTCACTTCCGATTTAGTTTCTATCATTGCTACCTCTGTGAGCAGAACCATGATGGCAATGTTCACAGCGTTTTCTAGTGCACACCGGCTCACCTTCACCGGATCAATTACGCCAGATTTCATCAAGTCTTCATACTTGTCGGCTTGAGCGTTATAGCCATGGTTTGGCTTTACTTTGCTTAACACTACATCTCCCGATTGGCCGGCGTTCTCGGCGATGGCCTTTATAGGCTCATTGAGTGCGTTGAGAAGGATTGTGTGTCCCAAACCTTCGTCTTTGTCTGGTGTTTGAAAGCTCTCAAAGATTGAGCGGCCAGCTTCGATTAGTGCCATACCACCACCAGGCACAATCCCTTCTTCCATAGCTGCCTTACATGCGTTAATTGCGTCCTCGAATTGAAATTTACGTTCGGCTGTGTTGGTTTGTGTTGCGCCTCCAACACGAATGATAGCTACGCCACCAGTAAGGCGAGCTTTACGTTGCTTCAAACAGTCTTTATCAAATTGTTCCTTGGCAAACATCTCTTCAACTTCGATGGCTTTAACTGCTTCGTCGATCTTTTCTTTGGGACAATCAGCCACGATGGATGTGAACATCTGATCGGCCGTTACCTTACGAGCAGTACCGAGTTGATCTAGTTCTAATTTATCAATAGCCAAACCGCTTTCAATACTTACAAAGGTGCCACCTGTAAGCGTACAGATATCTCTAAGCATGCCCGCTTTATTCTTACCAAACGAAGGCATACGAACCACAAGAGCGTTGAAGACGCCTTTAGTCCTAGTATAAATAATACTTTGCAATACTCCTGGATCAATATCCTCACAGAAGATCACCAATTCGGTCTTGCCACTCTTGCCGAGCTTATCGAACAGTGGGCCAATCTCAAAGATCGAATTGATGCGCTTATCGGTTGCCAACACATGGACATTTTGCATCTCACAGGTACCACGTTTAGGATCAGTGACCATGTATGGTGAAAGAAAGCCCATATCAATCTTCATCCCTTCTGCGTATTCAACAGTGGTCTTAAAACCTGTCCCATCATCGAGTGTAACGACACCATCCTTACCAACACGATTCATCACATCAGCAATAAGTTGACCAAGTTCTTTGTCGTTGGAGCTGATCGAGGCAACGTTAATCAAGTCTTCTGGCGTGCAAGGTACAGCTAAGGCTTTTAACGCGTCCACGGCAGCTTTAAGACCGGCTTCGAGTCCACGACGCAAGGCTTGGGGATTAGCCCCAGCAGTGACGTTTTTAAGACCTTCTGATACGAGGGCTTGAGCGAGAACAGTTGCGGTGGTAGTTCCGTCACCTGCGTCGATGTTAGTCCGGCTTGCAACCTGTCGTACAAGATCCGCGCCAAGATTCTCGAACGGATCAGCGAGGCCGATGTTTCTGGCAACTGTAACGCCGTCTTTGGTGGACATTGGGCCATACTGTGTTTCTATGAGAGCTAAGCGGCCCTTAGGACCAAGCGTAACTTTGACTGCATCGGCGAGCTTATCAATACCAGCCTTGATCGACTGACGGGCTGCTTCGCCATATTTAAGTTCTTGTGGTTTTACCAGTGGCATACTAGCTCAATTTAATAGCAATAACGTCTTGTTCCGTGAGGACAAGATAGATCACACCTTCTACTTCAATTTCGTCCGGCGAGTAGCGTCTAAAGTAAACCTTGTCCCCAACCTTCACCAATGAACCGTCATCACTCACAGCTATCACCTCACCAAGCTCTGTGCGCTCACTGGATGCGCTAGGAGCAGCTTGAAGAATACTTGTGCTAAGTTCTTCACGTTTGATCGGTGCAACGATTATGTGCCCGTTTAGTGGCTTAAGCTTGTCTTGTAAATCCTTCGGTGAGCCCATTATAGCCATAGTCCCGCTATGAAAATAATTAGTAATCCACGATCACTTGATCATGGTTTTCTTTAACACATCTTCAAGTTTTGCAAGAGCCGCTAAGACTTCCGGTGTCTGTTCCACGTTGCTAGTTTTGATTTGTCCCGAGTGTTCTGTTTCTGATTTATCGTGGTAGCCATGCTTGCCCAAAACGAGCTTGGCGATGTTGGCGTTGTAGTTGCCGGCGAGTCCATGATCTATCAACTTTTCCTGCTGTTTTTGGTTTAATTCATCTAATACGTCGGAAAATTCAGGGTGAACCTTTGCCCATTCGTAGAGCGTGTCTATGTTCACTCCCAGCCAATTTGCCATGCCAGGAGCCTTTGGTAAGTTTACTATTGGAACCGGTCCGCCTAACTTGTCTTTACAATTAACAATATACTCCCGCGCCATACGGCAAGTTTCTTTATTAAACAGTGTTGGCCTTCCTGCTGGCATAATATTTATTCATTTTTTATAAATGATCCTTGTGACAGCGGACGCGCATAGGCTACTTAAAACGAAGACTTTCATATAATAGATTCAAGCTCCGTATCCACTACGTTTCGGTGGTTTAATTTCTCCTGTACAGATACCGTGTGAAGGTCAAGTAGATTCCTAGATTAGAAAGTACAAATAACCATTCACACAGTGTCTCTAAAGACGAATCAGGCTAGGAGGGGCAAGTCAGTTCGAGGACATTATCCATGTGACAATGTGATTGCTTGCCCGCGTGTTGCCTGTACGCTCTCTATCGTGAGTAGCTGGACGATACCAGTGATGGTATGTGGTTAGGTTAGCACAAAAAAGTTGAATTGTCAATTATACAAATTGTATTTTCTTATTGAGCTTAATTGACTCTAGCATAAACTTCGCATTTTTCGCTTCGGGGTTTTCGTCGCAGTAATCCTGCAAACCTTTCATAATTCCTTTGCGAGCCGCATCGCTTTTGTAAATCGTACTGTTAATTGTTTCTCCAGTAATCCCAGTAAATTCTTTAGCTGTTTCTACAGGCCGCTTGTCGGGGTAGCGTTCGTAATACTGCTGGATGGTTAAAATCTCAGCAATGGCTGAACCTTTTATTTTCTGGCCATCGAATGTTTCAAACCATTGATCGGCATGGATTATTTTTAGTGCCTCGTTTTCTTCGGAACCTATTAAAAGATGTGATCCTGTAAACGTGATAATAGCATTGGTTTTCATACAATTAGTTTGTTTGAGGTTTTTTAGCTCGTACCGTCATGGATTCAATTGTTTGTTTGTGCGGATCGGTTTTTGTTTTGCTTTGATGAGCTATTAAGGCTGCGAGCTTGTCACGTAGCTGTACTGGAGTGGTTATGGTTGGCGCGTAAACGTCTCCAGACACGCTTACGGCATAGTCTATGGCTGCTATGACCTTTTGGATGCCGTAACGCTTTATAAGCGATTCTGCGGCCTTGCGTTGGGTTAGGTTTCCGAATTGTATTTGGGGGTTGAGGGTATCGTAAAATCTCTTAAAGACTTGATTGACTTCATCGCCGCCAGCGAGAGCTGGCAGTTCAGTATTCTTTACATTCTTATCATTCTTTACATTCTTATTTATAGTGTGGCTTTCGTTTCCCCTCCGTTTCCCCTCTGTGTAGGTTTCCGTGTGGCTTTTGTAATTTTCTAGTGTTTGATATTTATCGTAGTTAAGCAAAGAAATGAACATTCCGCGTGTGGTTTTCCGTGTCCCCAACATACCCTGCTCCTTTGCCCATTTTATGAAACTCTCGATTTGATGCTTAGAAGCCTTGGTATATAGCTGAATTTCGTTGTAGGTCAGCAGGACTTCCCCACGTTTGAACTGCTTTTCATCTTTGTAGTTAGCTAACTGGACGAGACAGAACCAAATCTTGAACCACTTATCAGGCTTCCAAAAGAACACGTCACTCTCGAGAGTCTTCCTAGACCATATAGACGCGCCAGCAAGTTCGCGCATATTATTTTTTGGCCTCTGGAATCCAGGCGATATCTCCCTTAATCATCACTCCTCCATGCTGTAAAAGATTCTTTTTTAGTTTCTTACCTACTTGGCTCGTGGAATCATGCCTACCAGGTATGTGGGGTGCGTCTGTTAAGTTCACTTTCTCCCCGACCAAGAGCAAGCGGATGAAAAAAGCTCGCCGTGAATCCATTGGTAGAAAGTCCAACTGCTTACCTAAATCCTGCCAAACAAACTTCATGTTTTTAGACATAAAAAACCGGTAATGTTCCAGCCGTGAAGCCCCACACTAGGTGGCGCGGCCCGAACGCTAACGGTTTTTTAAAGTCATGGGCTTACATGACAAGCAAAAACACAATAGCACGTATTTCATCCATTTGCAAGGGGATGGTTTGACATACTATTTAACAGGTGGTAGCATGGCCTTGGCTTAAAATGTCAACCTATGAATCATATTGAAATTGCTAAAGCTCAAGCCCGCGAATGGGGTCGTATTGGAGGCATGCAACGCAAGCAATCAATGAAAAATGGTGGCTATTCAAAGATTGGAAAAGCAGGAGCAGAGAAGCGATGGGGTAAGAAACAGGTTGTGGATAAAGATGCCTTGACTTAATAGCAGGGGGGTGCTAAAGTATATCCATGAGCCTAACAGCTCACTGACGGACAACCCCTCGTACCTACGACCCGGTAATAACTGGCTCTTGCGTACGAGGGTGAAGAACCACTAATAACCCACATTATGATCTACCGATACTCTGACTGGAAAGCCCGTGAAGAAGGAAAAAAGATCACGTTTCATCTGCTCTGTGTCGTCGTAGGAATCATTGGTTACGTCATGCTCGCTCATTATCTAGGCATGTGAAAAAGAAACACACCGCCAAGCCATGTCCTCTGTGTGGAGGGAAACGGTACTGTAAGCCAGTGAGTATAAAGATGATCACCAATAGTCTGTTTGAACATGAGATGGTAACTACCTGGCGCGAAGTGTGTAAAAAGTGTTCACCAATATGAAACCTATTATTTGTGAGTTCTGTGATGAACCGCTTGATTATTGCACCTGTGAATTGCCGGAAGACGAGCCGGACCGAGACCTTTACGACGATAAGTGATTTTATTCATTAACAGATCCTATGGAAAATACAAAAGCTATCGCAGTGAAGCAACCATGGACGAAAGAACAAATGGCTCTTATCACACGCACGGTCGCCAAAGGTGCAACGCAGGATGAACTTGGCTTGTTCTTCAACATCGCTAAGCGTTCAGGACTGGACGTCTTCACCAAACAAATTCATTTCGTGAAACGCAAGGTTTGGAACAAGGACACACAGCAGAGTGAAGAAGTCGGAACGATTCAAACGGGCATTGACGGCTACCGTTCCATCGCTGAACGCTCTGGGACGCTCGCAGGCATTGATGACGTTTTGTACGACACGGAAACCGATGAACACCCGAACAAGGCCAGCGTGACCGTGTATCGGTTGATTGGTGGCACTCGCGTTGCGTTCACCGCCTCTGCGCGCTGGACGGAATACGCCGCCATTCATCCAAAATCAAAAGAAGTCATGGGCCAATGGAAAAAGATGCCGTATCTCATGCTCGGCAAGTGCGCCGAGGCTCTGGCTCTTCGCAAGGCGTTCCCCAACGACCTTTCAGGCTTGTACACCCAAGAAGAAATGGATCAGGCACAGGAACCGATCGTGGACGCTACACCGCCGACCGTTGCCGCGAAGAAAGTCAAGGCAGAAAAGCTGATGGAACGTCAACCCGTGACCGAAAGCATGACGGAGGAGACACCGATCACCGCCGAAGAGGTGGCCGAGCTTGATGCTGAAGCAGCCCAACAATCCTAGTATGCCAAAAGAAACAGACATCATCAGTCAGGCATATCACGGAGCCTACGAAATACGATTTTCTCCAGGCGCGCACCGCTATTGGGTTCGCAAGACGGGCGACGAGAAGTGGGAAAGCATTTCAGGCGTCACGACCATTCTGAACAAAGTCATCCCCAAGAACCTTGTTCAGTGGGCCGCAGATCAGGCCGTGGCTTCGCTTACGCCGCATTTGGGACAGGAGTTGACACAAACCATGCTGGAGGACGCCAGGAACGCTCACCGAGTCACTAAAGAGGAAGCGGGTGGCATTGGCAAGGCCGTCCACGCTTGGGTGGAACGATTCTGCCTCGGAAAAGGCAAACCCATCCCGCTGCCTGACGACGAAAAGGAATTGAACGGCGTCACGGGTTTTCTCAACTGGTGGAACAAGACGGGTGCGGAGATCATCGAAAGCGAGCGGTTCGTGTACCAACCAGAAAAGCACTACATCGGAACGATGGATGCCTATGTCAAAATCAAAGACAAGTTCTACGTCGCGGATTGGAAAACGGGCAAAAACTTCTACGCCGACCATTTGCTTCAAGTGGCTGGGTACAGTTCAGCTTTTCGAATGGAAACAGGGAACCAAATCGACGGCATCATCGTCGCGAAGTTCAATAAAGAGGACGGCACGTTCGAAGAAAAGATCATCGAAAACATTACGCCGCTCGAACAAGCGTTCGACCGCGCGCTGAGGTTCTCGCGTGATTTGGATGATGCCGTAAAATTGGTTAAATGATATGCCCAAACAACTTCCTTCCAACCGCGTGAAAGAAATAACAATGGAAAAAGGTTGCACGACTCAAGAAGCCATCCTCGCCTACCTCGACGAACGCGAAACTGAAGAGAAGCGTGTCGAAGATGCTACGATGAAATACAACATTGAACTGGCTAAGATGCACAAGTTCTACAACTCAAATAAAGCAACCCCTGTTACGCCATCTAAGGACGAAGGTAACAAGAATATTTGCCTGCCTGAAACCAAATGTAATTTGTGCGGCATGATGGGAAATCCACCGTGGTATCACCAATGTCCTGGTCTGTTCAACCAATCACACTGGGGGACTGACCATCCCCAACTTGTCGGTCTTGCTAAAGAGATTGAAAAGATGACGGAAGAAGCAAAGCCCTGTCGCCCAAGTAGAGTAGCGGCACCGTCAGAAGTCAATGAAAAAGCCAGCCTTGTTGAAAAACTCTTTGCCCGAAAGTGTGAGGCAAAATATAGAGATTTGGTGTCTAATTCTTCAACTATGACTTGTGGAAAATCACTTCCTTGTCCCGACCATCCCCCTCAACCAAAACCACGCTGGAGACCGAGCCTTGGAGAAACAAGTTATTCCATAGATTGGGATGGCGAAATTGTGAAAGACGGCGCATGGGAAGATTTGGAATATGAAAACGCGCGTTGGGCTTTTGGCAATTGCTTCCCGTCCCGTGAGAAAGCAGAGGCTGCCGCGCAAGCTATCAAGGAGCTGCTAATGAAAATACAAGGAGAATAATAATATGGGACACTGGGAAAGAGAAATTGGATACAGATGTTCTGATGATTGTAAACAGTCTGGCTGTCCAGGACATACAATGAAAGTGGAAATCTTTACCGTAACCGATTCTTTAAAGGTTACTCCAGATATTAAAGACGGAACCGATTTCTTTTACTTGGATACGAATCGTTTTGAAACTCTTAAAAAAGTTCTAAAAGAATGGGATTATAGTGGTTTCAATTTCTAACCCCTTTGGCCGCCATCCTAACGAATCCTGAATATGACTATCGAGACCGCTTGGAACGAAATAGCAATAGGAATGAAGCAAGATGAGCCTCAAGCAAACTTTGATTTGTTCCAATCCATCCTCCAACGCTTCGCCCTGGAGTTCGTGGAGGCGAGTGTCGGTGTGAAGCAGAAATGTACGCATCAAGACCCACAGTTTTGCAAGGACGTGAAGTGTCCGAAGATTCAGTGGAACGCTTGTCGTGAGCAAACCTTGGAGGCGGCACGTAAGATACTTGGCTTATGAACTGCCCACAATGCTCCAAATACATTAGCGACTGGCGATGGTGGCCGTTCTATGTGGGGTTCGTGCTTGGCCTTTTACTGGGAACGAAATAAATATGAGCCAAATCATTCATGGAGATTGCTTGGACTTTATTCCAACTCTCTGTGATGAGATTGATAGGCTCAACGCCCTCCTCTCCCAATATCGTGCCTTCAAAGAGGCGGTGGAGAAAGGTTTTATGAATCAGAAGGAAGGCAACGAATCGTTTGAAGACTTCAAGAAGCGTCGCGACGCCGCCCTGCTCTTAGCCCCTAAAGACGAATAGGTATGCTCAAATTCATTGACGAGCTTGCTGACGTATCCGATGCTGATATTGAGGTGATTGAGAAAATGTTACTACGGACGAAGATTGAAAACCACATGGTTTGGATTCATGGAGTGACAAAGAAATCTCCCCTCGCTCTTAGTCCTAAAGACGAAATGGTATGCACAAACCAAAAACCGTAACGTATTACTGCTACTGCCAAGAGTGCATGGACGAATGCCGCTTCACCTTGCAGGGTGCTGAACAAACGCCGCCAGCTCGACCTACCAAATCCGCCAGCCCGACCGTACAAGGTCGCTAACCATCCCTGGTATGAACACCTACTGCCAAAAGCACGCTAAACAGAAAATCTATCTCACCTGTTTGTGTGCTGTTGAGCATGGGTGTCCAGTTTGTAAACATGAAATACCTGATATGCCACCTATTAACGAATTGATCGAGAAGTTGAAGGGATTGGAAACGAGGGCTACGAAAGGGCCGTGGAATGGATTTGGAGACATCCTTGAGTTCGTGATGGCCCTCCGCAACGCCTTTCACCAGCTAGTAAGTGAGATTGAACGGTTGCAGGCGATGTGTTTCAAACAGGCGGTTGTTCTTGGCGAAATGCAAACCCAACTAAAGCAAGCCGAAGCTCTAAGATGTCCACATACGATTGGATGATATGCCTTGCAACCATGATGAAGCTGAACGTGATCGAGCATTGAAACTTAGACCTCTATGAAATCAATCATTATCTCACTCATTACTTGGATATTGTTTTTACTTGCTGCCCGTCGTTCTTATGTGATCTGGTTATATCTAGGCAATTTGTTGGATGAAATAAGCTACTACGCCAATAAAGACATTAACAGTAATAAAGACTGGCGATGGCGTTATAAAGAATTTAACAAAGTATCTCAAGTTCAAATGCTTATCAAATTTTGGAAACCGTTAAAATCGTTTTGGAAAGACCATTCCTTCCATACAGACTAATATGCTCTGTCTCACCTACTAATCTAATAAAATATCAATAAACATATGAACTCAATCATTATCGACGGAGTAACCTACGTCCCAGAAGGAACAATTAAAGGCCAAACAGCTGTGAACACTGACGGTTTGAAATACTGCATTGTTCGTACTTACAGTGCTGGTGTATTCGCTGGTTATCTCAAAAGTCTCGTGGGAAAAGAAGGTATCGTTTTGAATGCTCGACGTTTGTGGTACTGGGCAGGAGCCGCTTCACTCTCTCAACTTGCTATGGAAGGTGTGAGTAAACCAAAAGAATGTAAGTTTCCTTGCGAAGTTAACGAGGTGCAATTATCAGAAGTAATTGAAGTAATCCCATGTACCGAAGAAGCTCAAAAGTCCATCGCTAAGGTGGCGAACTGGAGTGAGTAATATGACCACTACAATCGCGTCAGGCAACGGCAACGGCAACGGCAACGGCAACGGCAACGGCTACGGCTACGGAAACGGCAACGGCTACGGAAACGGCAACGGCTACGGAAACGGCGACGGCGACGGCTACGGCGACGGCTACGGAAACGGCTACGGCGACGGCAACGGCTACGGCTACGGAAACGGCAACGGCTACGGAAACGGCAACGGCGACGGCAACGGCAACGGCTACGGAAACGGAAACGGCAACGGCAACGGCAACGGCTAGGCTTGTATGTCTTTTTGTCTCACCTGTGGCTCTACAACACTATGAAAAAGGCATTAGTTGAACTACGAATTCAAATGGTTATAGATGCGCCGGATTATTCAAATGATCCTGATGAAGAAAACTTAAGTGAATTCTATTTTGAACAACACAAGTGCGTAGAGGATTTGATAGATGAATTGAAGAAGACGCAAAAGGAAGGAGTCTGTAGGTGTAACGATGCCTCTATCCATTTTCTGGGTTTTGAAGGCGGAGAAAACAAACTGGAACAACCTGAATAAAGTAGTATAATGGATTAGCCAATGGTAGCGCGAGCTGGCGAGGTTCCGTCTTCGTCGGTTCCGTCGAGTACATAGTTTACGCGTTGAATGGTTCGATTCCGCCCTGGTGGGCAACGGGTTCGGCTGTGTACTCAACAGAACGAAAGCTCAAAAACTTGTTCATTTGATTGAGTTCATGAGGCGGCCGAGGAGTCGCTAAAAGGTGCATAATGAGACACTGGGGAGGCTCAACCAAGGCCGCAAGGCTGTATTACCAAGTGTGTCTGCCCGTCAAAGCGGGCCGTGAACTCTATTGAATGAATATGGCTTAGTAATACGCAAGCCTGCGAGTATAAAGATCGTAGAGGATAAGATTCACGACATAATCGCTAAGCCCCACTGGGCCGAATCATTTGAGTGATATGGAAGAGAAACCAAAAATAGATAACAAGAGAACGCTATCACAGAATCGAGCTTTGCATTTATACTTTACTCTCGTTGCCACGTCTTTGAATGCCGCTGGAATAGAAATCAAGGCGTCACTCCCCGACATGGAGA